GGAGGAAATCTGACTTGCCTAATCTCCTAAAAAACTTGCACCTTGAAGAACTTTCCCTTGTGGATCGTCCAGCCAATGCTCAGGCAATGGTTAGCCTCTTCAAGCGTGACAATTCCAAAGAGGAAATCACTAAAATGAATGAAGAAATGGAAGCCAAAGTTGCGGCATACATGAAAGATAAAGGTTGTGGCCGTGGAGAAGCTATGAAAGCTCTCGACATGGAAATGTACAAAGCTGATGAAGTCGCTGAGAAAGCCGCTCCAGAAGCAGAGGCTATTGAAGCACCTGAGCTTGACATAGAAACCCTCAAGGCTGACGTTGAGCGTCTGTCTGCTGAGAACCAACATCTCCGTAAAGGTTTGATTGATAATGGTTACGTTATTCGTGCCGAATCCATCGAAAAGAAAGCGGAAGAAGAGATGATGGATATAGACGGTGAGATGGTTGTTAAAAGCGATATTCCCACGCCAGTCCTTAAAGCACTTGAAGCTGCTTCCGTAGCCAAGCGCGAACATGAACTTGAAAAGGCTGACCTAGAGCTTACTAAGAGTGCTGGTGAAATATTACCACACTTTGAAGCTGGTGCAGCTAAAACTCTTCTGAAGTCTTTCTCAGAAGATGACGCAATTATGGTAATGCTTAAAGCTGCTGATGCTGCTTTTGAGGCTTCCATGCAAGAATTTGGTAAGTCTGACGTAGACGGCGAGTTCGCTACATCTGCTGACAAACTAGATGCTCTCGTAAAGTCCTACATGGACACTAACCAACTGAAAAAGAGTGAATTTGCCAAGGCTTATGCTGCTGTAGCTAAGACCGATGAAGGTAGGACACTTATTAATAAATCCTATAAAGGGGAATAATCATGGCTGTAACGCAATCACGCGACAACCGCACTCTAATCGCTGGTGCTGACCTTAGCGGTTCCCAGTTCTTATTTGCTAAAATGGACGCAGCGGCAAAAGCTGTTTTAGCTGGAGACGGTGACGGAACTATTGGTGTTATTGAAGTAGGAGCCGCTTCTGGTAATGCTTGTACAATCACACACTCAGGTAAAGTTATGGTAATGTGCGGTGGCACAGTAACTATAGCTGATGACGTTGGTGTTGATGCTGCTGGTAAAGCTGTAAACGCCGCTTCTGGTGACATCATTGTAGGTCGTGCCTACGAAGCTGGTGTAACTGGTCAAGTTATCGCAATAGAGTTGGTCTTAGCAGCTAACGCTCACGCTTAATAGCTAATTAAAGGAAATAATGTAATGCCACTACTAACACCATCAAGCGTACATCTCGACCAACCGTTGTCAAACTTGACGTTGGCATATGTACAAGACCAAACTACTTTTGTTGCTGATAAAGTATTCCCAACTGTGGGTGTGCAGCGTCAGTCAGACAAATACTACGAGTATGACCGTGCCAACATGAATCGCTCAGGCGATGTTAAGAAATTGGCCCCTCGTACTGAAGTTAACCGTATTGGGCAGAAGTTGTCTAATGCGTCTTACTTTGCAGACGTATATGGTCTGGGTATGGACTTCGATGAGCAAACTCTTGCTAACGAAGATGCTATGCTAGAAATCCGTTCCGCTGGAGCGCAGACACTAACCAACCGCCTATTGATACATCGTGAGAAGCAGTTCGCTTCTACATTCTTTGTCAATGGTGTTTGGACAACAAGTGTTGCTGGTGCTGCTAACGGCGCTGGTGTCCCAGTATACTGGAATGACTACACTAACTCTACACCAATCTCAGACGTTACCACAGGCGCTCGTACTATGCAGTTGACCTCTGGTGGCTTCAAGCCAAACACAATGGTTGTTGGCAAAGAAGTTCGTGACATCTTGGTTAACCACCCTGATATCCTTGCACGTTTGAATGGTGGTTCTACTATCAACAACCCTGCTTTGATTACAGACGGTAAACTAGCAGAAATCTTTGGCATGGAAAACTTCCTTGTCATGGAAGCTGTTGAGAACACTGCTGCTGAAGGACTTGCAGAGTCTTCTGCTTTCATCGGTGGTAAGAACGCACTCTTGGTTCACACACCTCGCACCGCTGGTCTTATGACCCCTGCTGCTGGTTTGACATTTGCTTGGAACAATGTTCCCAACACTAATAACTTAGGTGTCACTGTTGAATCATACTCTGACGATGCTCTTAAGCGTCAGCAAGTTGCAGAGCATATCCAAGTTAAGATGGCTTACGACATGAAGATTGTCGGCGCTGACTTGGGTTACTTCTTCTCAGCAATCGTACAGTAAGTAACTTACTATACTAACGGGAAACCCTGAGCTTAGGCTTGGGGTTTCACCCAACTATAAAAGAACATAACAGTATTCACATAATGGAGAGTCAAATGCACCCTACATACTTGGGTTGGCAGGTCGATTGGCCTGTCTTTATTAAAATGCCACTTTCTGCCAATGGCAAGAACTGGAAACGTGGAGATCATTTTAACTGGTTAGAACGAAGCATGGATAAAGATAAAGTAGCTTCCCTGTACGTTTCTGGTTATATACACCACAACACAGAATTAGAGGTTCAGACTAAAGTTGGAGATCGACTGTCTGAGTTATCGGGTAAAGAACTAGATAGTTTAGTTAGCTTATTAAATGTTGAAGTTAAGAGTAGAACATCTAGCAACACAGAGTTTGAGGCTAAGAAGTGTAAGAAGTCTAGGGTTGATGATAAGCAGCGCGGTCTTATTCGCCGCTTCCTTAATGGCAACCGTTGGATAACAGAAGACTTTTACAGTATTAGAGACAAAGTTCTTACGAAATAATAACAACGGGGACGACTTATATGGCATGGTCTTACAATCCAGCAGACTTGGATACCACAACGGCTGGTGGTCGTCTTAATACAGTACGACTTTTAGTTGGTGATACCGACACAACCGACCAACAAGTTGATAATGATGAGGTTACGTTTGCACTATCCCAAAATGGAAATAACGTATATTACTCTGGTGCTTGGATTGCCCGTGTTATTGCATCTAAATACTCCCGACAAGTAACAACACAACTCAGTGGAGCTTTAAGTGCTGACTACTCTGACTTAGCTAAACAGTATCAAGTCTTAGCAGACAGGCTAGAGTACCAAGGTAAGACTTCGGGTGCTTCGGTGGGTGTTATAGCTGGGGGTATCACTATAAGCGGTATTAAAGCTGTAAGAGATAATACTAATCGTAACGGAGGTTCTTTCCGTAGAGATCGCTTCAAGAACCCACCAAGCTATCAAACCCCCGAATACGAATAGGAGTAGGATATGGCATTTCGCTCCTTTGAACTACTCAACCTTATTAAAGACTTTGGTGAGAACCTTACCTTAAGTAAGATTACTACTGCTGGCGCATACAACCCAGCCACAGGTGCTGTAGACAACTCTCAAGTAACCAACTATGCCATCCTAGCTTACCTGTATGATTATAACTCAGGTGTTATAGGTGGTAATGATGAGGTTATACGTGGAACTCGCAAGTGTGTTATATCAGCATCAGGACTAGCTGCCTTACCTGATTTTGATGACCTTATCATTGGAAGTAATGGTACAGTAAAGATTATCTCTGTTACATCAATTTTCTCTGGTGGTACTGCAATGGGTTACATCTGTAATGTAGCGGAATAAGTTATGAAAGCAAAATTAGTTAGAGTTATGCCATCTTTCCGTAAGAAAATGGAACAGTTGGATATAGATATTGAGGACGGTCTTAAAAACGCACTAATGAGAATGTCTCGTACAGCAGTTGATATGTCACCTGTAGATACTGGTTCATATGTAACATCTTTCTCATTTTCTACTGGTGGGGGCCGCCCAAGAGGTAAGTCTTCAGAAAATAAACCAAAGGTCGCAAACAAGCAAGCTGTTAAAGACTTAGGTTACGATCAGTTGGTTTCAGACATAAATAAGTTAGACCTTCGTAATACTACTAGCTTCAATTTTAGAAATGGATCACCTCATGCGCTTGACGTAGAGAATGGGACACACTGGAAACGTACAGCAGGGTATAAGGTTTTTGCAAAGATAAGGAATATCTATGGCTAGTATTCAAAATGATATTCGGGCTGCACTTGAAAGTCACTTAGCTGGAACAGCAAACCTACCAGCAATAGCCTATGAAAACGTAGCATTTGAGCCTACAACTGGAACTAGCTTTCTTAAGGTACAGTTTCTACCTACAGTTACAAGACCCGCTGTAAGAGGCTTAAATCCACAGTTAAGGTATCAAGGTGTCTTTGCTGTAACAGTATTTGCCCCAGAAGGTAAAGGCCCATCTACGGCAGATGATTATGCTAATAAAGTGATAGACGCTTTTGCAGTAACAACCGATATCTCATTTACTAATGCAAGTGGGACAATAAAAGTATCTATTGACTACGCTGAACGCCAGCAAGGTATGATAGATAGTCCTTGGTACTTCGTTCCGATAAATATCGGCTGGTACATTTACAAATAACTTCCTATAGGAGAATATAATATGGCCTTTGCACAGGGTTCACGCTCCAGTTTGGCGTATGTCGTAGAAAGCACTTTCGGAACGACACCATCTGGCAACTTTATTAATTTACCATTCACCACTAGCTCTTTGAACCTAACTAAAGATCGCGTTGCTGGTAATGACATTCAAGCTGATCGTATGCCAAGAGTTGATCGTCATGGTAACCGTCAAGTTGGAGGTGATATCACATCTGACTTACGTGATGGTGACTTTGACGTATTCCTAGAGTCTGCTATGCTTAGTTCATGGTCAAGTAACGTACTAAAGGTAGGTGTTACACCTAAGTTCTTCTCCTTACAGGATTACGCTGCTGACATTGACGTAGCACGTAGGTTTACAGGTTGTACAATAGGCTCAATGGGCTTATCACTAGCTCCAAACCAGATGGTAACAACAACCTTTAATGTCGTAGGTAAAGATGCTAACCCAACTTTAACTGCTGGTAGTTTTATCTCTGGTGACTCATACAAAATTGTCACGGTGGGTACGACAGACTTTACAGCCATTGGCGCTAGTGCTAACACAGTAGGTGTTATCTTTACATCCACTGGAGTTGGTTCTGGTACAGGTACTGCATCTGTAGGCTTCGCAATCCAACGTGCTGAGACTGCATCTTCTACCGCTGCACCCTTTGACTCCTACTCAGGTACACTTAAAATAGGTAACACTGGTGGGTCACTTGCAGAAGCTGCTATTATCACAAGCATTGACTTGACGTTAAACAACAGCTTTGCTCCTACGTTTGTTGTAGGTAGCTCTTCCACTCCATCACTAGAGTATGGTCGCGCAGAAGTTGAGGGTACTATTACTGCTTACTTCCAAGACATAGACTTTATCAGTCGCTTTATTGACGAAGTAGATACAGCACTAGAAGTTGTTGTGGGTGATGTTGCAGGCAACACACTTACATTCTTGTTCCCTAAGATCAAAGTTAACACAGCAGACGTTGGTGTTGATGGCCCAGAAAGCCGTATGATTACCATGTCTTTTGTTGCTCTGTACGACTCTACAGCACAGACTAACTTCCAAATAACAAGATCAGCTTAATAACAGAATACCTTAGCTAAGGTAGTGGAGGCCCCTGAGTCGGGTCGGGGGTCTTCACGCTAATCAACCCCGACACAACTTCCCCCGAAAAGGAAAACACAATGGACTTAAAAGACCTGACACCGAATTTAGATGATGTTGTTGTTGAGATCAAGCATCCGACAACAGGAGATGTATTAAAGAATGATGACGGTACGGATATGACAATAACTATCCTTGCACCTCATTCTAAAGAGTACAAGAAGGCTCAACATGAGCAAATTAGCAAACGGCTTAAGAAGGCTCAAAAGAGTAAGTCTCAAGATGTTGACTACTCAGACATTGAAGAAGCTACGCTGGAGGTGCTATCTAAAACAACTAAGTCTTGGGACATTACATACGGTGGAGAGAAGCCTAAACTTACTCCCGCTAAGGCAAAAGACCTTTACGAAGAAGTCTTCTGGATTAGAAACCAGATTGAGGAGGTTGTTACTGACACTCTGGATTTTATGAGGCTCTGATCTGTGATCTTGTTGAGTGGGCTGGACATCAGTTTAAACTTAATAGTCCAGATCAGAATGGAACTACAGAACGAGAACATCTTGAACAAGTAGAAAGGCAGATTGGACGTAGAATAGAAGCATTGGAAGCCCCGACACCCTTTCCCATGCTAATATCTCACGTTTGGTCTGCCTTTATTGCTTTAAGCTCTAGCAGAGGGTCAGGCTTTAGTGGCCCAGCACCAATAACTTTTGAGCAAATTAAAGCATGGAAAGACCTTACAGAAACATCTATTGAGCCTTGGGAGATTGAGGCCATTAAGCGAGTAGACTTAGAATATTTAAGGGTGGCAAATGGCTGACGATATCAAACTTGTAATTGGCGTTGATGACAGGGACCTAATAAGGACTCAAAAAGAACAGAAGAAGTTTGAACGCAACCTTCTTATTATTGAAGCCGCCTTTCGTAAGGGTGACATTACTGCAAAAAGGTATTCATCAGAGTTAAACAGACAGGCTAAGAATCTGTCAAGACTTGGTGGAACTTACAAGAAAGCAAACTCTGAAGTTAGAGTTTACGCATCTTCAATAAGAAAGTTAACTGACGATAAACTTAGGTTAACTATGGCCCAGAATATGGCTGGTAAGTCAACCAATAAGTTTGGTATGTATGCCCAGCAAGTTGGTTATCAGGTAGGTGACTTCTTTGTACAGGTTCAATCTGGAACTTCTGCACTTGTTGCTTTTGGTCAACAGGGTACTCAGTTAGCGGGTCTTCTTCCGGGGGTTTATGGTGCGGTAATTGGAATCTCTTTAGCTGTAGGCACAATGTTACTTCGGTCATTTAATGACGCAAGTGGGGCTGGTAAAAACTTTAGTAAGGCTCTTGAAGATACAGAGTCTGCCATGAAAAAATATTCAGACTTGATAAAAAAAGCCGCTAAAAGCACTAGAGAACTTTCCGAAAGTTTTGGTGGTTTTTCTGACGTAATGAAGTCTGTTCTTTCAGACCTAGAGGGGCTTTCAAAACAAGAGGCCATAAAAAACTTTAAGCAACAGATAGATAATCTGTCTATTGTAAGTCTGGGTTTTAAGGGCACTCTTGTAAAAATTATTGGTGG